ATTGTTGTTTGTATCTAATCATTATTTTAGTTAAGTGATACATACACCTCCACCTCTTCGAGAGACATCTTAGGACTATGATCAAATGCAACTTCCTTGTCTATGTATAGAGTGATACCGACACTAAGAGATTCAGAGATAGTTCTAATCAATTGGCTAGTCACAATCCTGTCCCAGAGTCTATTTTTAATTTCCAGCATCTCATTATCTGCAATGAGCTTATTTCTATGCCTTTTCAAAGTCCCTTCCATAACATCGCTCAGCAGTAGAGTAGTTAATACTTCAAGCTCTGATGATTGATCTGTTTTATCATATAGCCCTGCCTCTTTCAGTACCCTCAGAAGTGTATCCATGAACACAAAGTAGTTCACTAAAGGAATAGTAGGGGAACTACTCTTCCTAGTGTAAGCTTCCAGTTGCATCTCCCACTCTTGTTTTTTCCTCCCCATTACTTCTTTAACGATAGGGGTGAATAGCTGCCAGGACTCCTCTACCTCTCTGATGTTTGACTTGAGCTTTTCTACATGTGCTTTAACATCCTCAGGACTCACTAAGGGATCTCTGGTGCTGCTACTCATTAATGTTTCAGCATGAGAAGACAGTCTTCCATTTGGATCGGGGAAGAGGTTCTGTCTAGTTACAATGCTTAAAATAAAATTAGCATGACTTAACAGATGAAGGTTCTCAGGAATAGATTCCCCTGACACCATGCAATCCAACAAGAGCTTCCCTTGTGTCTCTGACTCGAGCACCTTTATGGTGTCTTCCCAGAAAGAATTCTCTAGAGGCATCAGTCTCAACATGCTGAAATCCTTGTAGGAAATTGCACTATCATCCAGGTCAACAGAGAAGAACATTTCAGCAACTTCTTCTATGATAGCATTAGTCCCAGACATCATGAATTCATCTAGAGAGTCTAGAGCTTCTTCTTGACTTATCTTGTCATCCATGTCTACCTCTTCTAAAAATTGTTCTTCCTTCTCATTTAGTCTAATGTGCTCCTCAACCTCTTCTGCCCATGATTCCAATGGTTTAGAAAAGTCAGTATGTCTTTCTGTTGTTTCAAGGAATCTACTAACATCTTCATCAGTCACTTCAATCATCTGAGAAGATACTTCATGACTCTTGGCAACTTTTCTAAGAAAGTCTTGTTTCTGCAGGGAGCTTCCCCTCTTCTGTAATAGGTAGCTAGTGAAAGAGTCTCTCAAAGCTTTTGTACTATAGTTCCCTATTACATGGTCATTACCAGACATCCTAGATAGAAGATTCTTCATGTATTCCCTGTTAGGATGAAGTCCAAAATCTTCCATTATGTCCAATAAACTACATGGAAGGCCTCTACAGTAAGAATTGAAGGATTTAGATTTTGCCCAAGTAGTTGTGGATGATGTTAACTCAGGAGCCCAGTCTCTTGATGTGAATGTGTCACTAATTATGGTAATCTTTGGGGAACTTCTAAGCCTCTCATTCTCAATGTAACAAACCCTCAATGTAGAATTTTCAAATTCTACAATCCAGTCCTTTCGGATCAGAGCCTCTAGGTCTAGAGGGACTAGATTCTGTTCTAATTCCACAGGAACAGCTCCTTCTACAGCAACAGGGCTTGCCATAAAATGACCATTCTCATTCAGGTAGTATAAAGAACTACTCCTAAGAGGGTTCTCTTCTGCAGTAACACCTAACTCATCAAGTAAAATCTTCAATCTTTTTGACAGAACCACAGTATCTTGCAAAAACTTGATCTTAACCATCTTTACTTTGTCATCAAATATGAGAATTCTTGTCGGAACTCCACACACCTCTCCTACCCAAGTGCCTTCCCCTTGATACCTAAGCCCTGAGGACTTTCCTTTGCTCTTGTCTTGTCTTTTTAGCATGAACCCAAGGACTCCTGTTTTAGCTAGGGGAATGTCTAGGAGTAGTCTTTCTTTATTTCCTGTGTTGATGAAATCCATCATGAGCTTCAATCTCCTCATCCTAGAAGGGACAGATGTTACAGTCTTAGACTTCAAGTTGGACTTAAGCAACAAACTTTTGAGTAATTCAATCTTCTGTGAGTGACTGAACCAGAAAGTGGATGTACAAAGAAGCATGTGTCTTAGATAAGATGAAGTTGTCTCTAAGTCCACCCTAGAAGCTCTAATTTTGATCTGGGGCCAGTAAATCCTGGTCAGAGAGCTAATGAGATGAGGAGACTTAGCTGTAGTGTCCTGTAAAGTCACTTTTCTAGTTTTTAAACTAGCTGTATTTATGAAATCAAAGAACTGCATGTGGTCCATCCCACTCTCTCTGATTGTACTCTCATAGGTGTCTCTCAAGAATCTGTACTTTGCCTTGCACTCATTCCATAACAGTCTAAAGGCAGTTCTAGAGATAGGTACTGAAGACATTCTGAATAAGGCTCTCTTTACTATGTCCATGAGGGGTGTTTCATTCATGCTCATTTCACCCCAAACCATTACGGTCACTTTGGAATGTCTACCATAAGGCACTTCTTGGAAAGAAAACCCTTCTCTCAACTCCTGAATGTATGAATAAAAGTCCTCATACTCTATTTCATTTGAAAACAGTCTCAAAGGGTGATCATCAATAGTGTCTCCCTCTAATGCCTTTCTCTTTCTCTGGTCATCCTTTAATTCTCTGCCACCTTCTTCAGTCTGTGACTTTTCTCCTTCTGTTGTGCTATCTCCCAATTCAAGCAGTGCTTTTAGAAGAGACATCTTAGATCTAGAGCCATCAGGCTTCCGAATGGAGAGGCAGGGTCTATTAAAGATGTAAGCAGAAGATGCTGCAGATCTGATTGTGGGCTGATGCATGGACAGCGAAGTCCTCACCCCTTTTTGGAAGAGTTTCAGGATCATCCACATCTTTTGATCCTCCCATGTGTTTCTTGTTTCATATAGACGTGAAGGATCTTTATCAATTAAGTCAAGTGCATCTTGCATCTCCCCTATGTCAATTTCCTCCACAATTCTCTCCCAGATCTTCTTATTACCATATCCAATGACTAATGACTTGAGATCCTTCTTTAAACTCTTGTCAATCTTATCATCATAATCCAATAATGAGCTGGGGTTAATCATTTCTCTACTATACTCTTGAATCTTCAGACCATTTTCCTTATGTAATACATACAATGAATAGTCAAATCCAGTAATTCCACAATATTCTTCACCATCTAAGGGGAAGAAACCCAGTGCAGGAGAAGGATGCTCTAATAAAAGATCTGATATCTCTTCTCTTAATATATGATTTGAAAACCCCATCATCATGTAGTGCAACCATGCCTGGCATTTCTGGATTACAGAAGCAGTTAGAGTACATAGGCCCATCTCTACAGCAGTTGATAATTCACTATAGAAGATTTGCACTCTTTCATAAAAACTTTCAACAATGGATGTCTGGAGGCAAGCACTCACCCACCGAAAAGTTGGCTTAAGAACTTTGCCTCTATACCACCACTCAGAGTTGTACTCAATGAAAAGCTGAGTCCCTATTGATGACTTGGCGGTACTAGGCCATATCGAAACCCATTTTTGGAATTCCTCCTTCCACTTCAGTAATATGTGAATTAAGGCATCATATTTTCTGCCCTTGTTACTATAACTAATGCAACATGCTGAATCATCACTCCCCTGTATCACTGTCACTACTGCACTAATTTTCCTATGTCTCAAGACAGATCTGCATATGTCAGCAAAATAATCTTGCACAAGACTGTGCATCACTGTGCTCACTTTATGCCAGATGCCTTGCCACATGCCGAATTTGATTTCAAGAGTGTCAGAGTCTTCACATACGAAAGGCATGCTTCCAGATAGAAACTTTTCCCTCAACCATAGAAGTGTTTTGTTGTCAGACTCTGGGAACTGTGATGTGTGGAGGATTGCTATCAACTCTTCAGGGATGGAAATCCTTTTATTTACCCACAAATAGAACACATTATAATATAGCCCATCCCAGTGCCCCCCTGTCAGTCTGTTCATAAGCATGTAGAACTTGCTGACATGATGCCTTTGACACCATTTGGTTGCATCAGCTGATTTGCACATAGTCATGTGATCTCCTAAAGTTGCCTGTGAGTGAAGTTCATGCTCTTTCATGAATTTCTCTTTATACTTAGGGTTTAGGATACTATCTGTTTTGAATAAATGACCCATACATTCAGCACTCTTCTCCACAAAGTATTGCACAACTCTTGCCTTGATTTCTAGCACATGTATCTCTCTAATCCCTCCATGCTGATCTTTGTCAAAGCAATCAGAGTATATATAGCCCCTGTTCACTAATTCTGTTAGACAGTATGGTAGGATCTGGAGTAAAGTAGGCTCCTGGTTTCCTGTTGAGTTCATGTACACCTTAATGAGTTTAAATAACTCACTCAGAACTCTAGGCCTCTTCCCATCAAGCTTGGGGTTTAGCTCCTTGAGTTTTTTTACATAATCTCTTCCTGTTAGAGGTTCCTCCTCAACCTTAGGGAGAGTGATTTGGGGATTTTCATGGTCTTTTGAAGATGCCTTCAATGTGGCAATATCAGAAAATCTCAATCGGCAGAACTTCAGAGCAATCTTCCTGTTTAGCTGACTTTCAAAATTGTCCCCATAGATCTTCCTCCATTTTGCCTTACACAAGTCAATCATCACTATCATCATGGAGAGAGACCAATGCTGCCTCTGAGGTTCATTCAGATCTTGCCATATGATTCCCTTAGTCTCAGCTATGTTATCTCTACACCACATCTCTTCTTTTACTATCTTTGTAACAATCTTCAAACTTCTATCACCAACCTTGCCCTTGATCTTTGACACAGTGTAACTGAAGTAAAAAGTGTCAATCAACTGATCAACCTGTATAGGAGTGTCATGGAAAACACATCTAAGGCCTGTAAATCTCACAGAATTAGGGTCATTTTCAGGAATGCCCTTGATTCGAACTTGCTTCACAGGCTTATTTCTAAATGATTTCATTAAAGAGACCAATCTGTGGACATAATATACACCTAACCTTGACCTTAGAACCTCAGGCATCCTCTCAATAAATGGATAAGGATCATTCTCAAATTTTTGAAGAATTCTCATGTATAAAAATCTGCTGTCCATCACCATGTTCTCTACATCTCCTTTATTGTTGAAATAAATTAAGAATAGCTGCTTCATGGTTTCCCAATATTCTTTTGGGATTTCTTTAATTCCCTTGAGAAATGGAACTTTAAAGTGCTGTAAGAGATAGGCTGAGATTGCTGCCATGTATGGTCCTGCTTTTAAGAAATGCTCTAGAGATCCTTCAACCATAGAGCCAAAGTCGGAAAATGTCCACCTCCCACACTCATAAGTCTGAGCCCCCAATCTACCAGTATCCCACACCTTGGCTTCAGAAGTCTTAGACAAAATGCTATAAAATATGTGAGATCCTGTGCTTCTAGTTAGAATGAGACAAGGGTAATTTCTCATAGGCTTACATGTCCAGCTGTTTGGTTTATTTGGAGTCTTATACTCATATGATAATTCTAGAATAACCTCAGATATAAAAGAAGAATATCTCACCATAGACATTTCAGTGACCCAATCCATCAGCTTTGACCCAATGTCCCGCCTGTTCTTTTTTTTCTGACTTCTTTTTATGATTTTAATGGGTGTGCTCTTCGAACTAAAGTCTGGGTTGAAGCCCTCAAAAGTTGAACTTTTTATAAAGTTCTCTATATCATGCATTGGACTCTGTAGGTCAAATGACTTCTTCTGATGAGCATTTTCTTCAATAATGTCTGACATTTCTCTCCGCAACTTAGCCCCAGGCCCACTTAATGCAATGGAATCTCTTTCTGAATCTGATAACAGATCTTCAAATGAAAACCCTTTCCTGAGATAGTGTTCTTCTGGAGCCAAAGAAGGGTTCATTGCTTCTGACATAGATGTCATGTGGTGGACACTAGGAGGGTACTCTTTTTGTTCGGAGTAACATCTAGAAATCCCTTCTCTCCATAAGTGCCCCACAGCCTTCTCAGATTCGTCCTTCAGATTTTCTTCTGAGAATCCAAGGAAATCCATAGCTTCTGCAGTCTTCCCAGTGTACTCTGGAAGTATGGCAGGGAAATTAAAAATCCTTTTCATGTCTTTCCTTGTCTCTTTTTTTGTGAGAGAATGCAGGTAATCATCCATGTCCTTTTCAGGCAATTTCTTTACAGCAGAGGTGACATTTCCCCAGGATTCATTCAACTTCAAAGCAGTTAAGTCAACATCCTGGTCTGTTTTCTCCCTCAGAGACTGACTTTGAAGATCAAAGTTAAAATCCCAGGTTTCCTTCTTCTGTATGGAATTTATTTCCTTCATCATCATTTCTACCATCTTCACATTCATGTCAAGGTCCTCACCGCCACTGTTAGGCATGTAACCTGTCTGATCACAGATGGATGTTTCCATTGAGAATGCCTCTCTCAACCTGAGGCAAAACTCTGACACCATGTCAGGTCTCACATAGCAATTGGTGAGAATCTGGGTAGAACCTACGACAATGATCCCTAATCTCAATGCATGTTTTTTACATAGATCTTGATAATTTAGTATCTTCTTTTTATAAGCTGATTCATAAGTTCTATCATTATCACTTATTGTAGTTGTCAACTCAACTACTAATTTATGATCTTCTGAGATTGCATCAGGGGTTAGTGGGGTATTGAAACCCAAATCTCTCATTCTAACATCTGTCTTATCTTGTAACATTGAGCTTACATAATCATGCCTGACATGGTTCAAAATGCTATGCCACTCAGATTCAGGTTCATCTTCATTTCTATGGGCTTCATATATGATTTCATCTCTAACTCTGATTATGACTTTTGAATCATTAGCATAAACTTCTATCTTTCTAACATTCAGAGAAGTCTGGTCAATCAACATTTGTTGGTTGTCAATAGATCTTGTCCTCAACCCTTGAATTCTAGTTAAAGAGCTGAGACTTATCCCTGCTTCAGTGTATGTCAGTGGGTTGGTTATTGTCATGTTGAATGGCTTATTAAGACTCAGACAGAGAATGAGTGATTTATAAGTTAACTATTTGTAATTGCTAGAATATGTAG